AGCTGATTTGCCATTGCCGCACGATAAGAACAATACTTAATGAATAACGGGTCTTTTTGATCCATAGAATCGGTTTGACGCGGTTGTGTTGGATAATCTCCAGGTATTCTAGGTTTCATATCTAAAGCCCTCCAAGGTTGTTCACTTATTCCAAACTAGACTGTTACCAGCCTAGTCGGGACTTCGTGTTATCCTTTGAATCTGGTATTCGGTACGCTGACATATTCAGGTTGTTCTGTTGGAAAAGCATCGGTTCCGTTTTCATTCCAAACAGAACAAAAACCCGTATACGCCATTGCATCAGGGCCGTGTAAATGAGCCGGTATAAGTAGTACTTTAAGCGGTAATGGTGAGCGTTCGAGCGCGAGACGGCCAAACGGATTATCGTCATGGTCTATTAGCTCTAGGTATGCTCTGACTGCATCATCAATACAGGTAAAATTGCCTCTCTGCATCATGTAGCCGGAGCCTGTTGGGTGTTGTACGTGTGCGTGATATTTCATTGTCTTTATCTCCAAGGTTATGTACTTACTATAAACAGTTAACTGTTATAAGTCAACTGTTATTATCAACTAGCTGATGAAAGGCTAATTAACATATTAGGATATTCTTATTGACTGTTACGTTAACGTTCACTAACATATAGCCTATTATTAACGTCTAGGTTATAGCATGTTGTTAGAAAGTCTGAAGACGATAGGTAAACAGATGAACCGCTCGGATCAGACGATAAGAATCTGGATCAAGAAGCGAGGCTTCCCAGCGGCCAGACTACCTAACGGTAACTGGGCTATAACAGAGACTTTAATCGACCAATGGCTCCTAGAGGTAGGAAAGGCACAACGTGCGAACCGACTTAGCTAAATTTGACGCTGACGAAGTCCTGAAATCTATTCAGGCCCTAGACCGAGAACCGTTTAAGAAAGTCTTGGCGGATCTACTCGAATGTATGCCCGATAATGAATCGATAAAGGCGTTTGCCAAACGTTTCCCTGACCGGTATTTGAGTTGTTTGAAGTCAGCGGCCCAACTCGGCGGGTATCAAAACGAACCCGATACTCAAAATAATTATTTTATTCAAATAAATAATATTTCAGACGCAGAAGTCTTGGAACGTCGTAAAGAAGTCCAGCGTCAATTGGAGGCATTAGATGATTGATACAGTTATATTATTCGTGCAGAACTACTACATTTATTGGTTAACAGGTATAGGAGTATTTTTTATCTGGTTAGTAACGTGTGCAGACAGTGGCTAGTTTCAAAGTAAAGCTAATGATTGCTGTTATAGCGGTATCGATCAGTATAGCGCTTTTGTATTTATTGAAAGTCTTGCCTAACTGATATGTTCCACGTGAAACAATATTCTGGTCTTAGCTGATTTAGCCCATACTAAGTAATTGAGGATGAAATACAAGACTGTTTTTGATGGCCAATGGGTGAAGGTAAGGAATTTAATGAATAAACGCTTTGATGCAAGTAAACTATGTGTTATTTGTAATAAACTCAGCTGTTCTTCTGTATGGTACAGTATTGAAACCAAAGAGGTTCGGTGTCTGAAATGTTTCACACCCAAAGGCTATATATAGACAGTAATTAGCTTTCAATGGTTAATACTTATTTTCTCTTGTTTACGCCTTAGTCAACCAGTTTTCCAGCCAAAGGTTTACATCTGCTTAAATATTAAGCAGTATTATCTTACTTGTAATCATGCACTTAGCTGGTGCAACCCCGGTATAAGCGGTATATCTGAATCCTCAACGGTAAAAGTCCTTACAGATCAATATACTTCGTATAATGTAGTTTATGTTAAATTGAGAGGCTATACCCATCTAATCAAGACGTTATACTTGAACCCTAGTAGTACCTACCCTAGTAAACCTCTACCTAATCAAGTACTTAGGTATATTACTATATTATAATATGGGGGGGTGGGGGGTCGGCATCCCCTTTGGATCGGGGACTAGCCCCCTCTCGCAATACAAACCCAATATTAACCTTTCAGCTAACTCATTGATTTTATAATGAACAATAAGTGGAGTGTTTATTTGATCTATTAGTCTAATATGTTAATCTAACAAATATGAATAGATTCAATAATGGTTATCTTACCGGTAGACAGTATTTCAATGTCTCTGATAAAGATGCTCTAATCAAAGAACTAGAACATTCATGTTTTAATAATGTATTTAATTCATTGGTAGAACGATTAAAGCGGGGTGAAAACTGGGAGGAAGTTGGAGATTATGCTGTATGTTATATAGCAGAAGGTTGCGGTGTGAATGGATAAGCCTCTCTGTAAACTCTGTGGTCACAGACATTCAGGAACAAACCATATTTGGAAAGCAGGAAGCCGTGTTGGCAAGACAGAAAAGGATAAATCTAACTTTAAGTCTAACCCCGTTAATCTAACCAAAGAGGAAACGATAGATCTGATTCTTGAACTTTGTGAACAACTAACCTTAGAGCACAGAAAGCTTTCGCTAGAAGGGGGAGAAAAGTTTAACCGTACAAAATATCAACGTGAGTACATGAGGAAATGGAGAAAACAGGCTAAACCTAGATAGTGTTATAAAAATAAGGTATAAGTCCAAGAATGGACAAAGCCCTTCTACAGCGTCAGGCGTTAGCATTGGAAGAACAGCTTCTTCTGCGAAGCAAGGAAGATCCTTTAAGAGACTGGACGCCGACTAAGAAACAGAGGCCTTTTGTAGACGCCATTTTAGATGAGAAGACTCGTCAGGCCTGGTTCCTAGCCGCTAACCGGTCAGGGAAATCGGATGCCGGAGCCTTTGTCGGAAGTACCCTGTCAAGATATGGACCGAAAAACCCCAAAAGTCTTCCTCATGACGGCGCGACGATTCAGATTAGGGACCGCGCCACATCGGGCTGGGTCGTCAGCCTCGACTACAATACCTCCAGAGACATCATCCAGCCCAAGTACTTCGATAATGAGTACGTCCCTCCCGGTTCTCATTTACCCTTCATTCCAAATAGAGAGATTGCCGAATGGAAGAAGGCCGATCAGGTCTTGAAGTTAAAGAACGGAAGTCTAATAGGGTTTAAAAACACCGAGTCCTCGGTGGTTAAGTTTCAAGGAACCGGAAAGGACTGGATTCACTTCGACGAGGAGCCTCCCAAACCGCATTTTGACGAGTGTATGATACGGGTCGAGGCCGGACGGCCGTTGACCGTCTTCGGGACCTGTACGTTACTGCCGCCGGAAGGCGTGGTCGGAGGCGTGTCTTGGATCTACGGGCAGATTATTAAGCCATTTTTAGAAAAGAGGTTGCCGAATGTGATGCTGTTCGGGGCGTCGATTTACGACAATCCCCATATCGGGGCGAATGAGATCAAGTTCCTGGAAGCCGTTTACCCCGACGCTTCTCCGATCCGACGGATACGACTGGACGGAGAATGGCTCCCCGGTATCGGCGGGGCAAGAGCTTATCCCGCGTTTAACTCAAGACTTCATGTACGGCCTCAAGGTCAGATGAATCCACGGAAACCGATTTGTTGGGTATGGGATTTTAACGTCACGCCATTAGTAACCTTGATTGGGCAGAGAGAACTTAATTTATTCCGGCTTTATGATGAGTTAATCATGGAAGAAGGGAATATCCCGGAGATGTGTCAGATGTTCTATGACTTCTACGGAAAACACATGGGCGAGATCTGGATATATGGGGATGCCACCGGCAAACGACGGACGACGAATGTCTCGAAGTCGGATTACGCTATGATCTCCAATGAGATGATACGCTATAACTTCCCGTTACGAATGAAAGTACCGGACGTCAACCCGCCGGTCCCCGATAGACTGAATGCGGTGAATCGGACGTTGAGAAACGAAGACGGAACCATAGAGGTGGAGGTAGACCCCAAATGTAGAGAATTGATTGACGACCTTGAACAGGTCTTGAGAGACCCCAGGGGAGGGATTAAAAAGTCGCATAAACACTCCGATCCCTATTATCGACGAACCCACACCTCCGATGCGCTTGGTTATTGGATCGTCTATGAGTCTCCGGTAAGATTAGTGAATGCCAGACGAAAAGGCAGTTACAAAATTAAAGACCCCAGCTACGCCCTGTAGGCTTTGCGGTCTTCCCCTGTCCACAGCCTTTAACAGGATCGGGGTGTGTGTTGACTGCGTGAATCAGTCACGTTATAAGAAAATTACTATAAAGGCACCCAGATATGACCGATCTTGACATTGCCGTAGACCCGAAAGCTTCTCTAAACGTTGTTGAAGCCGTTAATCAGTATCGTAAAGAGTCAGAAGAAAGTGATCGGAAGAATCGTTTAAAACTAAACGACGTCAACCGACGTGCGTTTATGAATATTCAAGACTGGTCGCATAAGATCGAGGGCCAGTCGAAAGAGTTTCTTCCCAAAACCTCATCGACAGTCGAGCAGTTCTCCGCATTTATAAAAAGAGCCTTAGTCCAGTTTGGAGACTGGTTTTCAATCACTGCTCCGAAAGACTCGCCGCTTTCAGAGTCCGCGATCCGTAAACTAATCAACTGTTTTTTTGAAAGTCTACCGGATGACCAAGGCACGACGACGTTAGCATTGAAGGTCGCCGACGCTACGAAAGTCGGATTGTTGGAATCGTTGATGATTTTCAAAGTCCATGGCCAAAAGATAAAACGTCGCGTCTTCAAGACCAAAGACGGTAAAAGCCTTTTAACCGATGAGATCAGCCCGTGGAAATTAAAGATTGATTTAATAAGACCGGAAGATTATTACCCCGATCCCACCGGACGCGGACTTTATGAGATTCACCGAGTCGAGCGAGACCTTCATGAAGTCCGACAGATGGCCGAGGACGGCATTTATGACGAAGCCGTTGTAGACTTGATTGAAAACGATTTCAAGGAAGAAAAACGAAAAGCGATTGAGAGAAATCCCAATGACGACAGAGCCAAACCCGGATTTAGACGTCGAGTTGTCTTGGATGAGTTTTTAGGAACGTTATTGGACGAAGACGGAAATATCGCCCAGGAAAACGTGTTAACGACGGTCGCCAATGAAAAATATTTAATCAGAAAGCCTGAACCCAATCCGTATTGGCATCAAGAGAGTCATTTCGTCGTTATTCCGATCATACGAGTCCCGTTTACGGTATGGCACAAAGCCCTTTACGATCAGGTCGTGCCGTTAAACTTTGCTATTAACGAGCTTTTCAATCTGATTTTAGACGGTGGTATCTCGTCGGTATGGGGGATCAAGCAGTTAAGGCTTAATATGTTGGAAGACCCGACTCAAGTCACCGGGGGCATCCCCCAAGGCAAGACATTAGCCGTGAGAGAAGACATGCCCGAAGGCATGAAGGTGTTGGAGACGATCTCGGAGGGGAAAGTCCCGCAAGACGCGATGGCGACATTTAATCTCGTTGACCGGGAATATAACGTCAGTGCTTTAACCAATGATTTAAAGCAAGGGCTTCTCCCGCCCAAAGAAGTAAAAGCTACGGAAATAATTGAAGCCTCTCAATCTCAGGCCGTGGTCCTAGACTCGATTACGACCGATATTGAACAAGGGCTGACGCAGTTAATTCGGAAGGCGTGGTTGACCATTTTACAGAATGCCGATGATCTCTTAAATTTAGACGTGAAAGAAGCCTTAACGTCGAGGGAAATGCTGGCTTTGGCGAGAATGTCCGAGGCCGAACGATTCAATCTATTCTCCACCTGCGGATTTAAGGCCCACGGACTCTCTGCGACGTTAGCGAAGGCCAGAGATTTCCAAAAATTAATGGCATTGATCCAGGTTGCCAGCCAAAGTCAGTTCTTGCTTCCTGCCTTTTTACGGAAAATAAGCGGGGACAAGCTTTTGACTCGGTTATTCAAGTTATTAAACATTAATCCCGACGACATAGGACGGGATGAAAATGATATGAAGACATTACCGGAAGACATGGCCTTCGCTCAACAACTCAATCAAAACGGTAGTCCTGGCGGCGTCACGGGAGAACCCGGGGTCCCAAGCGAAATCAATCAAGAGGCCAAACCGTCACAGGTATAGATTTTTTTTAATTTTAATGTTAATAGATGGTTATATATGAATATAAATAGACATTTATATAGGTTTCACGTGAAACATGGCTGATCCCGGAGATAAGCGCAAAGTAGACACGTTCGCACAAGACCCTAACTCAAGAACAGGGAAAGACCGCAGAGCGCGAGAACTTATCGAAAAAGACCCAAGTCCTGAGAACTTGAGAGAAGCAAGGGCGATTAAAGCTGGAGAACGCCCTATAAACCCTCCCGAAGTTAAGGAAGAAGAACGCCCTGAAGGATCGGGAAAGTTTTCGATTCAAGAGATTACCCAAGGATTTAGAAAACTGTGAGCCGGGTGACAGAGCAAAAGTTACAAGACGTCGCCAAATGGTTCTATAACCATAAAAGTGAGATCTCCGACCCTGAAAAGCGGACTCAGTTTTTAGAAAAGGCTTTCGATCAAATGCTTTGGTTACTTTCATTCTATCTTGAAGATCTTCAAAAGTTAGAGGGGAGAGATAAAATAATCCTTCCTAGGAGTATTAGACTTCATCAGGATATAAGAAATGCCGGATGAAGACGCTTTCAAATTAAGACACGCGGCTTTGGATGAGGAATATTCTAAATTGTTAGTAGACCGTGAAATGAAAGCAATAGATAAGATGGTATTTGCTTACCGAAATGGTAAAGCGACATATGAAGCTCTTTTTGGAATTGCCGCTGTTATTTCTGAATTGAGGACGATGCAAAACGAACTTGATAGACAAGCAATGAACGAAATTCAACAGTTGGAGAAACTTCATGGGTGACGAACTAGAGGGTGGTCCTGGCGGAGAAGAAAAAGAAGAAAAGAAAGAAGAAAAAAAGGAAGAATCTTTCGGTACTGAAATAAATGTCGGTGGACAAAAGTTTGTCGTTGATAAACATCTTGCCGATGCCTTTAATGCTCAGTCCGATTCTTATAATCAGCAGTTCCAAGATTTTCAACGTCAGACCAGTGAACAAATTCAAAATCTTAAGCCGAAGGAAGAAAAGAAAGAGTCTGATGAAGACGTCTGGCTTGTTAATCCCGCGCAGGCAGCACAACAGATGGAAGATAGAATTGTTACCAAATTGACTTCTGCTTATCAGACTACCGAACAGCAAAAGAATTCACGCAATGCCTTTTGGAATTCTTTTTATAAAGACAATGAAGATTTAAAAAGCATGGAGTTCATGGTCAATGCGGTTCTAAACAGAGATACAGATCTTCTTGATATGAATCCAGACAGAGCAAAAAAGGAATTATCAGAACGAACACGCAAAGAACTGTTAAATGTTATCCCTAAAGACAAACACAATGAAAATCAGGTTAAGGTTGAAGGTGCATCGACTCCCAAACCAAAGACTCTTCCCAAAGAAGAAAAAGGAGGAGAATTAGTTAAATTAGGTGATGTTATTAAAATGCGTCGGAAGGCGCGTCGTGAAGCGCGAACACAACGTCTGAAAGCATAGGAGATTAAAATGGCTCAATTTACATGGGTATTCGACGCGCCGACCGGAACGTACAAGCAACATGCACTTTCCCGGCGCTTATATGAAGCAGCAGTAGAAATGTCTATTTTCCAGGATCATGTACGACCCGTAGATGGGTTTGGGAAGAATCGGGGGGAGAACGTGACCTTGACTCGTATCTCAAATATAACCGAACCCACTTCAGCGACCTTGGTAGAGACGGATCGTATTCCTGAAGACGACTTTGCAATTAGCACAACCGCAATTACGGTCGTAGAGTTGGGTCGTGCCGTTCCTTACTCGTCTCTATCACAAGACCTTTCTGAATTCGATTTGGAAAACCCGATTCAGAATAAACTTAGATCGCAGATGAGTTTGACCCTAGATACCAAAGCAGCGGCAGCGTTTAAAACCGCTCAAGTCAAGTATGCAATTACCGGACTGACTTCAAACAATATCACGACCAATGCAACATTCGGAGCCGCTTCTACGGCAAATATGAATGTTTTCCATGCTGGTCAGATCCGAGATTATCTGTTTGACACTCTACATACTCCACCGGTGGAAGGTGATGATTATGTCGGTATCTTCAGAACCCTCGGAATGAGAGGTATGAAAGACGACCCCGATTGGGAGGAATGGCATAAATACACCGATCCTTCCGTTAAGTTTAATAGTGAAGTCGGGCGTATGGAGAATATTCGTTTCATTGAGACTAATCACGCCAATGCTTTAGGTAAGGTCGGAACCAGTTCTGTTTTGGGTGAAGGCGTGGTCTTCGGCGAAGATGGCGTAGCCATGGCCGAAGCCATGTCTCCTGAATTGAGAGCCGCGATTCCCAGTGATTTTGGAAGATCCAAAGCGGTTGCTTGGTACAGTATCCTGGAGTATGGAATTATTTGGGACACGGGCAATGCGGGCGAGGCCAGGATTGTTCATGTTGGTAGCACTTAATATAAACGTCTTTTAAATACAGACATTTTTTTACTAGAGACAATGGATGTTCTTAGCCAAATTTAGATCCAAGAAGGGTCAAACCCTAAAGGAGGGGTAGATATGGCATATACACATGGTAAGTATGAAGTAATGTTCACCGGCACCGCCGGAGCCGTCGATCACTCAGCGACGACTTCCGGTGATAAAGCGACTTGGGCACCTGGCGCGGTCCCTCATGTCGTCAGACGTTGTGTCGTTATCCCCACAAATTCAGGAGCGGTTACTAGCACGCTTCAGGTCTTGTTCAATCACATTTCCTTAGCATCAGGTTCAACGGCCTCGGCGCTGGATCAGATCAACGGCGTTGCCTCTGATGCGTCGGGAGATATTCTTTACTCAGCGGCTTTAAACGTAACTGTTAATCCAGGTGAGCAGGTCGTGATGAACGTCGTTCAAATCGTTTCCGGTACGTCTAATTTTAAGGCGATGTTGTATGTTGAACCGAAATGGGAAACCTTCGCTAACTTAACACGGTCGCGTATAACGACCTAGGAGGACTCATGGCGGCACTTACAGCAACAGATTGGACGACCTCTGTTCAATTTACAGAGATCACGGGAAAGAAAAGACGTAATCTCGTCAAATGTACTCTGGCGACCGCAGGGACATATACTGCAACAGGGATCCCTATGCCTGCGAGAGAAGACTTAGGCATGATTCGTAACGTTGATTATGTAAATTTGGTTGATCCATCGAGTAATTATGGTTTCATGATGAAATACGATCAGCCCAATCATGCACTTCTGTTATATGGAACTTCGACAGCAGGCACCGCCGCCGCCGTGATGGTCACAGCATCAAGTGATTTAATTCCAGGGAGTACCAGTGACGGTCCTAGCGGAGGTTTTGTAGTTTACGTACAAGCTATAGGTTGGTGAGTATGAAGAAAAAGATGGCTCTTGATACCCGCCCTCAAAGCGTGACGATAGTAGCACTTGGTCCGAGTAATCATGACTTCCTTCACGCTGCCTGCGGAAAAAAAGATTTTCTTCGTACAGATGAGATATGGTTGGTTAATTCGTCGCTTAATGTCATCAATGCACAAAAATGTTTTATTATGGATGACTTGAGGAGAGTCGCAAAACGCTATCCTCAATGGACTTCTGAATTACAGTCTACCAAAGTCCCGATCATTACTTGTCATCATTATCCTGAATTTCCTACTTCAGTCGCTTTCCCTATTAAAGAAGTCATGAAAGACGTTAAAGACGATTATTTTACCTCAACAATCGCGTATATGTTGGGATATGCAATCTATACCAAAGTAGAAGAACTCTACATCTTCGGCGCAGATTTCTGGTATCCCGATTCTCAAGCGATTGAATCAGGACTTGCATGTTTGGGATATTTGTTAGGTATCGCAAGAGAACGTGGAGTCAATTTTAAAATCCCCGGATCTTCGACGTTACTAGACTCTCATATGGTGAAGTTTGATAAAGACAAAAAGCCTTCCAGACCTCTCTATGGTTATGATTATAATCCAGGTGAAGCTAATAAACGTGTACAGCATTCCAAGAAGTTAGGTAGAGATGTTGCCTCGGAATTAGATAAACAAGTGGCGGCAAGACTTCCGAAAATAGACCCTAGCATTATTAAAAACAATGGGAGTAAACATGTTAACGCTAAAAGTGCATGAATACACGAAAGTTTCCGGTTCCCAAGCCGTCAGACTAACGAAAGTCACGCCTTATATTCGTTTATGTTCAGGAAATGGACCTCCGATCTTTATTCAGAATGGAAAATTATGGTCGGAGGGCGGGCCGCCAATTAAAGACATCCCTGGTTGGTTTTATACCGAATTGGCGAAGATCTCTAAAACCGCATTGGCGTCTGTTAATTATAAAGAGGAAATTCCTGCTGTCGAAGACGTTAAACATGTAGAACATCCATTAAAGAAGCGTAGAGGAAGAAAACCAAAGCCTCGTATAGGAGTTCGTATAGAAGGAGAAGCTAATATAGAAGGAAATACTGATGGCAACGATTAGCCCGGTAGGAACTTGGATTGCAAGAGGCGTTCACAAGACGTTATGGGAAACCATGACAGGGAGCGGTGATACGGCTAATCCTGAATCCGCCGCGAAACTACCTGATAAAACTATCCAAGTATTCGGCACTTTCGAGTCCGCTACGATAACAATCCAGGGATCTAATGATGGGGGAACGACTTATGTAACTCTAAATGACCCGCAAGGTAATGCGTTGACGTTTACCGCTAATAAAACGGAAACGATTCTGGAAAATCCTGAGCTTATAAGACCTACGGCATCAGGGGCAACAGGCGGAACTGATGTTGATATTATCCTGATTTCTTATGGGAGTTCAAATTGAACACCAATGAGGCATTGAATATTATAAAAAGACTCAAGGGCCATTACCAGGCTTTTGAGAAAATGGAAGAATTACTTTCTATTGTAGACGGTGTTGAGAGAATCCTAGGTGAACAAGAAGGAAAAAAGAAACGTCTCTTGAAAGAAATAGAAAATCTCAAAGACGAACTCGATATGCAAAAAGAAACTTATAGTTCGTTTCAGGAAAAGACAAAATCAGATACCACAAAAACAATAAAGACCTATTCTGATTTGGCTATTAAATTAAATGATGACTATAAAAACCAAATTCAATTATTACGTGAACAGAAGTTAGAAATATTGAAAGAAATTGAAGAAACAGAATCTTTTCATAAAAAGAAGATGTCTGCTATCGAAAAAGAACAGAATCAAGCAGAGACCGCTTTAAGTAATGCCAATAGAGCATTATCTGACATGAAGGGTAAATTACAGGCATTGGGGTAAACAATGTCGCGCAGAAGAAGACGATTCCTTACTTTTCTCTCTGGTCTTCTTAATGTATTGAATTCCTCTGGAACAAGCTTTGCTGTTGAAAAAAATGTACTGAATAGTTCCGGTACAAGTTTCTTGGTCTCTAACGTTGTTTTAAACAGTTCTGGAACGGAGTTTAATGTCTGATGGCCGCGCTCGAAGTTTTAACACTTAATGAAGCCACGCCACAAATCATAGTACCTCAAGTCGGGGATACTTATACTTTACCGCGTAATACGGCGATTACCGGAACCTTAACGATTTCAGATCTTACTACTATAAATCAAATTGGGGATGAAAATAATGCAAACGATAGAGGTATAAGAATAAACGGTTTTGATGACCAGTCCGGGGCTTATTGGAAAATAGGTATATCAAGCAATGGACGAGCTAGAATGAATTCAACCGGGACGTTTGAATATC